CTAGAACTGTGCATAAAAACATCATATGGTTTTATGGGTGTAGACCTGTATCCCATGATTACCGTATAATCACGCCGCCTGGCCCCTTAGCTCAGTTGGTTAGAGCAGGCGACTCATAATCGCTTGGTCACTGGTTCAAGTCCAGTAGGGGCCACCAAATTTTAGCTTTAAAATCATATAATTAAGCCACTTCTCGCGAGGTGGCTTTTTTGTTCCTAGCTAGTAGTGTCGCAAAAGTGTCGCTCTACTTTCTGGCTGTCTGCCCCTCTTGTCTCGATCCCTACTTCAGCAGTGGCTGTCTACCTTACTCAAGGCAACAAAAAACCCGCTTTATCGCGGGCCTTCATTAAATCCAAAGAGTGCCTTGATTGCCCCTTGTGGGATGCGGCGGCGCACTGTTAATTACGCCTGGCACCATGATTGAACTATCAAATGTTTCCATCGTTTTAAACGTATGCCCGCAATTGATGTTCTGGCATTGGTGATAGCGCTCTTTGGTTTGATCGCTCAGGTAACGGCTCGACCGGGCATGTGCAGCAGTTTTACATAACGGGCAATGAAACACGGCAATATCCTTAGCAATGGCTCTTGCCGCGATAATACGCGTTGCGATCTGGATTTAAATTAGCTTTAATCTAATTTACAAATTTATAAAGTGAAGTCATGAAGCCTCGTAGCTGACATCAGATAGCAATACCTCTAATTCTACCGCCGTCGTAAAACCGCTGTTACTCAGGTTATGCACCACCTTGCTCACTATCCAGGGTTGCGCGTCGATCACTTGTTTAAACCCGCTCACTTGCACTGGCGTTTCTGGTACGAGATCCGCACGGCCCATGGCAAGGGATAGCGAGAACTCGGCCACACCACGCTGTAACTTCTCCCATTTGGCCTGCGCAGCTCGCATAGCAGCGGCTTGCGTGGCGTACACCGTCGGGAGGGTGAACACGTTATCTTCCGCACCGACCAGGTATTCCCCTTTCTGCGGTTCAGCCGGTTTAGCTGCCTTGTGCGTCGCCGGTTTGGCCTTCGGGTGTTGCAGGGCACGCTGGTGCTGCGTTTTGGGTTTACGCTGCAGTTTTACCTTCTGCGGCTTGGGCTGCCGGGTGTTAAGCCAGCTTGCGGTCACGCCGGTGTAGGCATCCCGATCGGCAAGGCTGAAGTTGTGCCGATCACCATCACGGCGGGTGATGGTCATCACCGGCAGCGGTTTGCCGTTCACCGTGGTGCCGTTCCCAGGGCGGATAAACAGCAGGCACCCATTTTTAACGGCGGCCACCGCGCCATTGAGTGACGCCAGCCGGGTAGCAAACGCCGCGTCCGTTTCCTGTGTCTGGTCGATATGGCTGATTTTGATCGCGTCCAACCCGGCGGCCAACTTGGCGGTAAGCGTATTGCGTGCAGCAATCTGCTGCACGATGTCACCCAGGGTGGTGTCGTGGTAAGAGGCTTCCCGGCGGGTATTGAGCGAGCCCCTAAAATCGGCACTGCGGGCGCGAATGGTGAGCGTATCCGGTGCACCCCGATGTTCCACCTCATCCACCGTAAACCGCCCTTTGTGTGTCAGTTGTGAGCCCTGCCAACCGAGCGCCAGTGACAGCACGGCATTACGCTGCGGCATCACCATCAGGCCGTCGCTGTCGTCCAGTTCGATATCGAGCTGGTCAGCCTCAAAGCCCCGGTTATCCGCCAGCGTTAACGACAGCAGCCGGGCCCGGATGTTATGGGTGATGTCGTTTCCCTGTAGGGTCAGGGAGAAGTCCGGGGCAATGCGCGCCCCGGCGGGTAAGGATACGCCGGTTATCATGACAAGAACCCGCCCACCTTTCCGGCCAGTTCCCCGGCTTGCCCGTACAACTCACCCGCCTGTTGTCGCAGGTCGCCAAACATCGCCGCCAGAGATTCATCAACCCGTTTTAACGTCAGCGTAAACTCGGTGCGGCGCGGGCTGCCGTCAGCAAAGAACTGGCTGTGTGTCTCGCTCACCGACTCAATCACAAACATGCCATAGATGGTGCCAGTGCCTTCAATCAGCGGCCAGGCTCGCCCCTGCTCCGCCATCAACTGCACGGTCAGCAGTGACCAGCGCCCGCCAGTGATTTCCGGCACTAATACCCCGGATAACGTGATTTTCTCCTCATCCAGTCCCAGGAACTGCGCGGCAGGCCGCTGCCCCACCCGGCCATTGGTCGGCCAGCGGTAATCCGCCGTGCGCTGCATCGACTGGTAAGGCAGCGTTTGCAGCATGAAAACAAAGAACCCTAATGTCAGCATCATGGTGGTTTTCCTCTAGCTGGTCATGGCACTGCGCGCACGGGCGCGGCGTTCGCGCTCTTGCCGCGCCTGCGCCTCGTTCAACAACCGAATGACCTCTTCCTGGTTCATCCCTGGAGGAACGACAACATCAAACCGGTTGTGCGTCACGCTGTTGTCGGTGTAGGCACTGGACACCCCCGGCACCACCGGTGCATAACGCTGCGGGGCCAGCGGCTTGGCGGCCTGGACATTCACCGACGGCGCGGGCTGTTCCAGGGCCATGGCGGATGTCGTGGGCTGGTCGGGTGCCTCAACCTCCGGTGACAAGGCGATGGCCGCCGGGGAAACCTGCACCACGGGCGGCGGTAAAGTCGTGTTGGAGGCCACATTGACCGCCGGGGCTGGCAATACACCAGGCGCGCCTACTGGCGGAGCCGTTTTCACTACCGGTGCAGAGTTGCTCGACAACAAGCCACCGCTGGGCGAATAACCCAACCCGTCGGCACCGGTAGCCGTCGGGGCATTGATCACCGTCTGCTTATCCAGTTCGGCGGTTTCGTCCTTCATCAAGCCAAGCTTTTTCGCCAGCCAACCGACCTTGCTGCCGAGCTTCTCCAGTACCTGCATGGGCAGGTTCAATGCCCCCGCAATGGCGGATCCAAACTTACGCCCCATCTCGGCGGCGCTTTGCAGTTCGGCCTGGGTAGACTTCACCGGGGCCAGCAGCGCCATAAACCAGCCATAGACGGCTTTAATCTTCTCGCCAAACCAGTCGAAAATCGGCTTGAGCGGTGAGAAAGCCGCAGCCACCGGGGCCATAGCGGCCTTGAAGCCCTCAGCCACGCCGCCGATAAAGGCGCTAATCGGCTCCCAGTATTTGCGGATAAGCAACGCACCGGCGGCCACGGCGGCAATCAATGCCAGTACCGGCCAGGTAATGGCGGTAAACGCTGCCGCAACCGCGCCACCCACCACAGTAAACACGGTGCCCAACAACCCGGCACCGGCCACCAACATATTGACCCCGGCCATCACCGGCCAGGCAATCAGACCGAGTGCAGCCAGCCCGCCAATAAGCGCGGTGACTCCGGCGGTCACTTTCACCAGAGTGCCGACCAGTTCAGGATTGGCCCTTACCCACGCGCCAGCGGTCGCCAGCCAATTCGTTGCCGTGGTGGTCAGTTGACGCAGCGCGCTATTCTGCCCGTCGAACACCTCAATACGTACGTCTTCCCAGGCAGAGAACAGGTTTTTCAGGTCGCCGTCCAGGTTGTCTACCTTGACCTTGGCGATCTGTGCGGTCGCCCCTTTGGAGCGGCTCACCGTGTCATGTTTGGTCGCCAGCTTGCCGTTACCGGCGGCACCGATCAGCTTGATCGCGCCTTTCATCGCTTCTTCGCCAAAAATCACCTTCAGGTATTCCGCCTGTTGCGCGGTACCCAGTTTGTGTTTTTTAAACGACGTGTCGATTTTCTGCAAAATACCGGCGATCGGCAGCATGTTGCCTTTGTCGTCTTGGGTTTTTACCCCCAACTCTGACAGAGCATTCCCCGCTTGCCCAACCGGGGACTGTAGGCGGGTAAATATCGCGCTGGTCGCCGTCCCGGCCATACTGCCCTTGATGCCGTTATCCGCCAGCACGCCGAGCATTGCGGTGGTGTCTTCAATGCTGGCCCCGGCGGCTTCGGCAATCGGCGCGACATACTTCATCGCCTCGCCAAAATCCATCAGGTTGCTGTTGGAGCTGGTGAACCCCTTGGTCATCACATCGGCAACGCGCTGCACCTCATCGATCGGCAGGTTAAACGCCGATTGCATGTTGGTGATGATGTCTGCCGCGTCGGCAATGTCCAAATCGGACGCCAGCGCCAAATTGACGGTGGACTCGGTCGATTTAAGGATGGCGTTACCGTCAAAGCCGGACTTCGCCAACACCGATTGGGTACGGGCGACATCAGTCGGGGAAAACGCCGTAGTTGCGCCAATGTCCCGCGCCTGTTGGCGGATGGCCGCCAGTTGCTGGTCATTCTTTGCCAGTCCCAGGGTAGCCTGGGTATCCGACATCTGTCGGTCAAACTCGACGCCCGGTGCAATAAACCGGCTTTCGGCGTACAGCCCAGCAGTGGCAACCCCGACCCCGGCGGCACTGGCATTGCGTACCGACCCGGCCAGCGCTTTACCACTCTGGTAACGTGCATTGACGCGATTCACTGCACTCTGTTTTTGGCTCAGGCGTTCCAGCTCTTGCCGCTGACGTGCCAGGCTGGCACTGGCCTCGGTCACGCTGGCTTTTAACCGGCGCTGTTCGGCGCTCAGGTTACGGGTGGCGATGCCGTCGGCGTTGAGTGCCTCCCGCTGGCGTTGCACCGACTGACGCAGGCCGTTGTATTTGGTTTGCAGCTCACTGGCGGCCCGTTTGGACGCAGCCAGTAGCCGCGCCTGTTGCGCCGTCGGGTTTGCCGTGGCCCTGAACTGCACCGCCAGGTCGGCGGCTTCGGCCTTGGCCTTTTTGAGTGCCTCGCCGGTGACCGCCAATTGCCCGTTGGTTTTACGAAAGCCCTCAATCCGGCGCGCCTGTGCGTCCAGGGATTTGAGGGTGCCCTGAGTCACGTTGATATCCGCAGCAAGTTTTTTACTGGCCTGCTGGATACTCTTGAGCGGGCGGGTGGCCTGGTCGACCGCCTTCAACAACACCTGAAGCTGTAGCCGATTACTCATGGTTCACTCCACTGCGTTGCACCGCTTTATCCCGCCAGTTCAGCAGCTCGGTGAGCGACATCCCGGCCATTTCCGACGGCGGCCAGTGGAATATCACTGCGATATCCGCCATCAGATCATCCACGCCCAATCGGGCGTCCAGTGCTACGCTGCCGAGTTCGGCGACAAAAAACCGACGACCTTACCGGCCAGCGCCACCAGGTCGGGCAACTCCAGGCGGTGGCATTCGTCTTTGGTCAGGTTCGGGTAGGTCATGCGCGGCAGGACAATCAGCAGCGCGTCAACGTCGGCATTGGCAACAGCCGCCAGCCCCACACCACGCAAGGTGCCCGCATTGGGCTTGGTGATGCGGATTTCTGTAATGGTGGTGTCACCGCGTTGGATCGGGTTTTCCAGTGTCACCAGATTGTCGTCTTTTTTGTCTTTCATGATGTTCTCTCAATAAAATAGGGATAGCGGCCAGCCGGATAGACTGGCGCAAAAATTACAGGCCGATGGCTTTCCGGTGCTCGGCCAGGCGGTCAACGCCGTTGACCTTCTCCACCATATGCACGGTGTCGATTTCAATCAGCTCTTTACCGTCAATGGTCAGCTTGAAGTAGGTGCACTCGGTCGCCACCTTGGTTTCGGTGTCTTCCCCTTGCTTGTACTCGCCAAAGTCGATTTCCTTATGGCGCCCACGCAACACCACTTCCACGGCGGAGACCTCACCAGTATCGTCACGCTGGAAGGAACCGGCAAAGCGCAGCGGCACCGCATCGACGCTGCCCCACTGTTGCAACACCAATTCATCCAGGCCACCCATCGACCATTCCAGGGCCAGCGCGTCATCGTCCAGCCCCATATCGGTAGACGCGGCACCGTTCATGCCGCCGCCGCGATACTTCTCCAGCTTGCGGGTGAGCTTGGGCAAGGTGAGCGAGGACACCACGCCCATATAGCTGTAACCGTCGTTGAACAGGTTCAGGTACTTCAGTTTTTTCGGCAGTGCCATAACGCAACGGCTCCTTAGCGGTTCACGGACGCGGCGAACGTCACCAGATACTTGTCGGTGATACGCTGGCGCAGGGTTAAATCTTC